CGCTGTACCATTACTGAAAGATCAGCTTTAGATACATAGTCTTGTGCAACACTTAATTCAAAGGTATCAACACGTCTATCTAAAGCTGATATTCTATTGTGTATACGATTTGTTAAAGCAGCACCTGCTGCAATAGCTCCAATAAGAGCTGATACCCCTGCTTCAATCATTTAAAGTTCACCAAATAATCCACGTTCAATAAAATCTACTGATTGATCATCAATAGTATTATCTGTATCTTTTGCAAGTTGACGCAATAGATCAATAATCATAAGTTTTACTTGCGGTGAATTAGCAAACTTAAGAAGGATAGGACGAATAAGTTTAATCATAATAAATAGTTAGTTAGCTAGGCCCCGTGTCTTTGTTCGTGTCATAATTAGTAAGTCGACTTGTTCTTCATAGTTATCAATAGTCTCCAAGGAAAAGTCTAATTGAATAGGTAAACGCTACTGTCCTACCAGAATCACCATTGACCCTTACATTTACTTTTTCACTGGAAATTGCAGTATTAATGTTAATACTAGTTGGAGCACTGCCCACCCTGTCAGGATTATCTACTACTTCAGTAATTGTCCCGCCAGAATTTACAAATAACTTAGATAAGGTGCCAATAGCTCCAACAGAATTGGTAGAGTCGTAAATGCTATATGGAATCAAAAGTTTCATCTCTTCACCATCTAATACTGAAATTGAAAAGATAGTTTTTTGGAGGTTATCTGTTGTAATGTACTTATTAGAAACGCTGCTAAATTCAAGTGAAGTGGTCGTTAAACCTGACGATTCTCTTGGTCCTATTTGATTGTTCAATGAACCAATAACATCAAAGTTTAATATTTCAGATCTTTGTACAATATTAGTACCACTAGGATTTGGACTTCCTGTCTGATATAAACAGAAAATGTTAGAAACTGTTTGCGATGTATCCTCAATTGTGCAATTGTTCATGCGAAGATACTCAACTCCAGGAGAAGTTGAACTGCTTTGAGCAGAAACTGAGACAAGAGATAAATACGAAGCTGCAGAACCATCTACAACTAGCTTAGATCCGCTAAAATCATACGAACCTGATACATTATTATTATCTCTGCCGCTAACATCTTCCAGTACAAAGATAACTGGGTTTGAGTTAAGCACTGAGGGTGTAGGGTTAATACGATTAACACGAGCAGTAAAATCTGAAGCCACACCACGGACACGTAACCCGGGTTGGTCCAAGGATTGATTAACAACATTGATGTTGTCAAAAACACACTCTTTGTTATGGAAAGGCGTGCAATTAACTAAAACTCCAGCACCTCCACCTATAAAAGTACAGTCAGAGACATGAACATCTACAGGTACTTCAACAGTAATACCAATTAAGGAATTGTATGTAACTGTTGTACCGTTGTTGTCAAAGGTGGTTTTATCCCAGCTAGCTCTAACATTGCTAATATTAGTAGATCCACCTGTGTTAAGTGCAGTTGTATCATCGGGATGGCTGCCTTTTAAGCAGATAACCCCTTGACTGTCACTGCAGTTCTGGGCGTTAATGTTATTGATGGTAATGTAGCGACCTTTGAAATAAAGAAGTTCATTGTCTTCGTTAACACCACTAACATCCTTTGCAACAATATCATGGACGTTGTGATTATTGCAGCTTAAGATAACACCATTCGAGGAGAAACTATTACCAGCGGAGGAATCACCTGTAGTAGTACGCTGAATAACAGTATCAAGATGAAGATTATGGATGTTGTGCCCACCCATAGCATCCCATTGCTCTTGAGTGATACCTGCACCTGTCAAGTCACCATCGATAAACAGCCTTACGCAAGATAAAACTCTAGCTTTACCGATAATGTTCGTGTAAGACCCATGAGCCACCTCAACGTTATAACTAGGGCAATCAATACGGACAGGAGTTACCCCCCTGTCGTGACTGCTGTAAATCCAAGACGGTTGCTCTTTAGATCCGCATGTAGAAGTAAAGTCAGAAGCAATCTCTCCAATCGGATCGGCTATCCAGATACCTGATCTACACTGATAGAAAGAAACACCACGGTCAATTCTCACCCATTCAATAGTGGAGTTAGGGGCAAGCCTAATTGCGGTGGTGGTGAGGTTATTTCTCTGCCCCTCTAGGTCAGATAGATCAGCAAAATCTTCAAACCTAAGGGAGCCACTAAGGTTAACTGACTTAGTAACTAAAAAGCCAACACCATCAAATCCTGTGATTACTGCATTTTCACCAACCAGGTTAAGACGTGATGCGTTGACAGTGGAGGTAATCTTGTAAGTACCTTCGGGGAGATAGATAGCTCTGTTGCTATTAATAGCAACTTGAATAGCAGCCGTATCATCAGTTACTCCATCACCCTTAGCACCAAAGTCTTTAACGCTTACATACTGCTCTAGACGCTGCTGTACGGTCTGTTCTACGCCACCGGGGTAGGTGTAGTTAGAAGCGGTAACAGCACCATCAGCAAGTTTAGATGATGTAATAGAACCATCAGCAGGTGGAAATGAAACATTAGGTGCAATTTTATCAGCTGTAATTGCATCATTAGCTATTTTAGCAGTAGTAACAGAACCATCAGCGATGCCACCAGATATAACATTTTGGATTTTATTTTCTTCTTCTTGTCCAATAAAAAGAGATTGTTCAAAATTTCTATTTAAATCTTGTGCTCTAATAGCTGAACCTGGAAAAAATGTTGAAGATGTAGCTGTTGTGTCAGTTTCTCGGAAAATACGAATAGCTACATTATTACCTGGTGCTGTATTAAAATCAATTTGTGTTGGCGTGTTATCATTAATTGTAAAATCAGTCGTACCTATTTCATCTAAGGTAACCTTTACGTCTTCTTTTTTTATGTACGGAAATGAAAAAGTATAACTTGTTAGTATACCATCTCCTGTATAATTATTTTCAGTTGTTGCCATGATTTTTTAGTACCGAATGTTAAGTGTTGAATCTACTCCAGGCATTAAACCTTGTTCAGCTCTTTGACCAGTTAATTGTTTTTCCATGATGCGTTGTTCAATAGAGAGACGCACTGGTGATTCTAATTCACTGAAAGCTCGTTCTTCAGCATTTTTTAGTGCTTCATCCAGCATCATAAAAATTTGATCGTATTTACCAATAGGTAGTTTATCAGAAGTTATGCCATTTCTACGTGCTTCTTTTAGTTCATTAATAGTATTACGTGCATCTGCTGTACGCATAATATTTCTGATTTGATCTCTGAAATAACCCCTTTTACCCATAAGGCTACTTAATTCTGCACGTTCAGTATTAAGCAATTCAACGCCATTACGTTTCTTAAATGCACTAGATACATCGTATTCAATATCATAAAGAAACTCTTCTTCTTTAGACATTGCAGGATGTACTTTAACTGGTGAATAACTATTAAAGATACGTTGTAACATTGTATATTTATTAGGTGCTTCACCTGTAACAGGACTGATTACAGTAGGCAGACGATTAGCAGGATCTAAGACACCAAGTAATTGGTTGCGGTTTTTTAAGTTACTTAGTATATCATTATTAAGATCCTTAAGTCCACCATCAATAATCTTACCAAATTCATTACGTAATCCACCTAAAGGACCAAGTGAATTGATTTGACCTACTGCAAAAGTAGTAGCAGCAAATTGATTACCACTTAAAGTTTCTACAAGAGGACGTAAAGCAGATAAACCAGCTTGATCAGTTAAACCAGCTGCAAGTATAAAGGCTGCTTTTTGAAAAGCATTCTCAGTTGCTGCTTCACCAAGCATATCAAAGTTATCAGCAATGTTAGCTACAGTAGCAACCCAATTACTTAAACCAGGACCAAGTAATTCATCATAGGTAAACCTAACTCCATCAGGTCCAATAATTGACCTTTCTTTCCAGTTACTATTTTTAGTACGTGATCTTTGTAGCTGTCTGTCAAAACTACCGTCTCCTGTCATGCTGAACAAACCATCACCAAATAGTTTATCTTTTATAACAGAACCAATAGCTAAAGAAGTGATAAATGTACCAATTGCTTTTTTACCTAGTGTTTTATTTTTAAGATCTACAATAGCATTTAACCTAGCTGTTTCATCCATTTGAGTTAATTTATAACCACGATTAGTAAGGATTTTTTCTACTAATTCAGGTTGTTCCATAAATGTTTCAACTGAAGTGTAAGCTAGTTCATTTACATCACGTTGGAATGAACGTAAAGGTGCAGGAAGATAATCATCAGCTACTCTAACCATATTTGCCATAGTTCCGGGGAACATGATAAAAGGTCTTAGTCCAGGTATTTCTTGCAGAAGACCATTTAGTTGAGTATTTAGTCCAGTATCAAGGTTTAAAGCAATCTCTCCTGTATTATATTTAACTGCTTCATCTACAATAATACCGTTTTCATTAAACATACTATTGTATTCTTTATCAGCAATCTTTTTAATATTAGCAGGTGTTGCTTCTTTACCAAGACGTTCTAGTTCATCCATAGCACGAAAACGTGCAGTAGCATTAGCTAGGTTAGCACTGGTAAAACCGTCAAATCCAGTAAATAGATTTGGTGTAAACCTGAATACAGGATCAGCTGCCATTGCTTGTAAATTTTCATATTGATCTACAAGGAATTTAAACCCGTAATTACCTTTATCTGCTTCTACTCTAGCAATGTTTTTGTATTGTGCTAGTTTCTTTTCATTTTTAATTACTAAGTCTAACCTAGTTGCACCTGCTACACTATTAGGGTTTTGGGATGCTTTCATAAAAAGCTTACCAGCATAAGGCAAGGCTTTCATTTGTGTATCTAAGATAGCACTATAAGCCATCCAACCACGTTGTACGGATTTAAGATCACCACGTAACATAGAACCAGCAAAATAAGATACTGGTTCTGCAACCAAACCGCTTAAGTTACCATATAAAGCTCTGCCTGCTGTACCAACAGAAGACAAAATAGAATTAAAGAAATTAGCTCTAACAGCTTGATCTAAAATATTAGGTGCATCAGGAGCATTATCAATAAGTGGTCGCCAACGAGTAAAGCTATTAAGAATATCTTCATTCATTTTAGTGATACTATTAATCTTACCATCACTAAGTTCATATAACTCAAGAAATGAATCAAGAACTTCTGGATTATTTTCTTCTAAATACTGCCAGCTTTGGGTAAACCTATCACTTTCGTCTTGGATAATACGTAAAGCTTGTGGTGTATCCTCTTGGATTTGTTTGACAAGTTGTTCAGGTGTCTTACCGAATGCACGGGCGCGTTCACCTAAACGCATAATACCACGTTTCTTATCTAAATAATACTTAGTAGTACCTTGTAGTTGTTGTAGGTATGCAAGGTTATCACGAATCTTTTCTTTAGCTTGATCGACAGCTGCTGAACCTCGGTTAAGTCTAACACCTTCAGATAGGTCAGCGATTTGACCTGATAAAGAAGTAGCAGTATAAGCTTGTGCTTTAGCAATATCCATACCAGTAAAGGCTTTAGCTTGATCATCAATCATCCTAAAGATACCAGCATAACCTTCATCAGTCAATGTCTCGACACCAAACTCATTCTTTACAATAACAGGATCAAGAATCTTACGGATTTCATCTACACCAACAGTAGGGTCAAACAATTCAAGTACTAGGTTATCACCTTGCTCTTGGATTTCATCAAAACTAATTGCCCAATCAGCTGCTTCCATACCATAACGGTCAGCATCTTTAAGTTGTTTGGTAAGACCAAGTGTAACTTCTTCGACACCACCTGGTGTAGTAATAGCATACTTACGAGCAGGTTCACTAATGAAGTTACCTAAACGACCATAAACTGATCCTTTGTTTTTAGCAACACGTACTGCATCAACACTAGCACCAATAATACCAAAATCATCAAGAGAACGCATACCAACTTCATTCCAATCATAAAGGTCATTAACACCTTTTAATGGTACATTAGAATTAGGATTCATAGCTTGATTGTAGTATCCAAGCTCATCAAGATCTGCTTCTTGTTTAGCAGCATATCTAGAAAGTTCTTCTACTGCATCATCACTTTTAGCAACTGGTGCTATATCATTAATAATTTTCTGTGCTTGAGGTGTCTCACCAACAATTTTAGGAGCTTTAGAAAAGGTTTGACCTACTTCATCAATTGCAGCCCCAAACTTACCAAGAAAACCTACAAACGGGATAAGAAAACCAAGACCTAGATCTTCATTTATGTTTTTAATACGTTTTTCATCTGGACTATCAGTATCAAGTGTAGCCCAGCTATCAGGGATAAAGTCATATTGTGGTGGTAAAGCTTTCTTAAGAGTACCGAAAGCATTATCTTCTTCATATTCAGAACTAAATGCACCGACAGCAACACTAGCACCAGCTTCTATACCCCTAGAACCAAGGAACTTCATGAAGGCAGTATTACCTAACCTATTGATAACATTACCTGATCCAAGTGCTTTAGTGGTTGCAGTTTGTGCTTTAGTTGCTGCTGCCATACCAGCACTTTGAAGTGCTAATGTAGGAACAACAACAGAAGAAATAGCTCTTACTGCTGATGATACACCATTTTCATAAGGTGTTACTTTAGGAATCTGTGCACTTTTTGGTAGGAATTTATTAGCTAAATCAGTAATTGGATCTAATACACCGCCAACCGGAACAGCAGTTGCTAGTTCCATAGCGTATCTAGGATCAGTAGCAAAACCTTCTACGTCACTTCCAATGCCACCGCCCATTTGTAAACGGTTCCATTCCCCACGGCTCATACCTTGGGCTTCATAATAAGAATAGTCTTTACTTGGATCGAATGGTTCAGCAGCCATTTCAGGTTGCATTGTAACCCCACCCGTAGGTGCAGGTTGTTCAGATGTTGGTGCAGTTTGACCTCCCGTAGGAGGTTGTGCCTCTTGTCCTTGAAGTTGTTGCTGTTCGTAAGCGTCAACTCTCTGTTGAATTTCTTCTATTTGTTCATTAGAGAGTTGCTTGTTACGATCTTCTTCACTCAACACATATTCACTGCCAACATTTGAATAATCTAATGGATCGTTCATGTTGTTTGTTTTTTAATTTAATTGTGATGCAATGGTTCTTCTTAAAGTATCATAGTATCTATAAGGTGTCATTGATCCACTACCAGGAGGAGCTGGGGCTAAGAAATCAATTGACGCAATAGTACCGTCATAGCTTTGTACACTACCAGTACCACCTTGTTGACCAATAATTTCACCTAAACCAATACTTTGACCTCTAGATTGTGTAGGTGCTGTTGGTAGATGTCCATATAAAACATCGACAGGTTCTCCAGTAGCTGGATCGATAGATTCAATAACTAAGTAATGACCGTAACCGGATCCATTAGCATTAACTTGATAACCGATGTCTTTCACTATACCGGGCAATACTGCTGGAAAATTCTTATCTTCAAAGAAAACATCAATACCAGGTTGGCCAGTGTCATAAGTAATAGAGGATACTTGAGGAGCATATGTACTTAGTGGTGTGTCAGTAGTACCAGTCATACTGGCTCTCATAGGTCCAGTTGTGCCTGTAACAAAAGCATTACCACGATTAAATCTAGTTTGGGATGACTTATTAAAATCAGTAAATAGTTTTTGAACTGAAGGTACTTGATCAAATACAGCTTCTTCAGCTGGTGTGGGCATAAGTAAACGACGGTTTAAACCATACTTTTTATTAGAAGCTTCAATCTGTGCATTAATAGCTGCTATAGGACTAACACCTAGTATCTTAGATGTATATTCTACATTTACTGGTATTCTAAAAGTACCATTGTTAGCATAATAAGAACCTATACTAGTTTCAATTTCTTGTTCAGTTAAAATTGAATTTGGTTTTGAAAATAAACCAGTATCATCTTGTGTTAAAAGTTTATTTAATTCATTACGACGTTCTTGAGCAGCAACGCTTAATTGTGTTGCTGTACCTTGGATTTTTGGGAAAACAATTGAGTTATTGGGACCCGTTTCAGAGTAAAATTTATTTTGTTTGTCCCCTGCCACACCTTTAGCAACATAAGCTTGAAGTTGTGTGTAAGCTTCTTTAGATGCTACTTCAGGTGAAACACCTTTATCTATTAAACTTTTAAAGAAAAATTTGTATTCATTTTCTAAAGCTTTTTTAACATATAAAGTTGTAGAATCCATACCTTCTGTAGTAGGTTGAAACTTTGTCAAACTTTTAGCATCAGCACCTAAAAGTTTTCTTGTTTCATCATAAGTAGGTCCATACTTTTCTACTTCTTGTTTTTTGTATAAATCAATAGCTTGGATTTTATTTTGAGGATCTTGTATAGCTTCAATAAAAGCTTCATCTATAGTTTTGTTTGTATATTGCTGAGCAATAAGTGATAATTCTGTTCTTTTATTACCCTGCAAAGCTGCCTTTTTTGCATCTAGGTAACGTGCAGGTAAACTTTGATTAGGGAACTTTTCATAAAATTCTCTTTCAAATGTTTCTGCACCTTCTAAATCTCCTTTTGGATCAGCATTATCAAAATAAGCTTGCATTTTTGGTACAGCACTAGCTGCAAAATCTTTAGCTTCAATTCTAGATCTATCTTGATCTTCACGCATTGTATCTGTTCTAGCTTTCACACGTGCAGCTATAGCGTCTAGATAACGTTGGCTATTACCTCGTTTTTCAAGAATAGTTCCTTCACCTAATAGGTTAAGGTTATCTAACTCTTCTTTTGAATAACGAAATGAACCATCAGAATTTTGTGCAGAGTATAAATCAAAGACATTCTGTAAAGCCTTTTCTCTACCAATAAGAGGGTTCTTTAGGTCTATAAGATAACCTTGTTGAATCTGACCACTATCTCTTAAGCTTTGTCCTTGACTAGCAAGAGCTTCATAGTTTTGTTTTGTTTCCCCTTGTATAGATCTTTGAATATAAGCACTGCGAATTTTATCAACAGCATCATTTGAATCAGCTAAAAATCCAGGTTCAAGTTCACTAATATTTAAACCTGTTGATCCATATAGATTTTTTAATACAGTATCTAATACAATAGTAGTTTTTGCTGGATCGTTAACAGCTTCTATACCACTAAATTTATTACCGGATTGATCAGTAAAAAGAGCTTCAGTACCTTGAAATGCTCTATTTAAAAGCAAAGGTGTTTGTTCTTTTACCAGTTGGTTGTAATAACCTTTCTGCCAATAGTAACCTCTACCAGGGTTAGCCAGTAAGCTTTTAGATGTTTCATTAGGTGTTTCTAACCCTTTAGCACCAGCTAGTTGAGTAATATTGTCAGCCTTTACTGTCTCAATAGCTATCTGACTTTCAGTTATATTAAAGTTAATCTGTGCTTCAGGGTTATTACGGTATTCTGTAAGCCTAGCTTGACGACCTTCTTCAGTTTGATCGATGATCATCTGCTTAGTTCTTTCAGCAGCTACTTTACCAGCAGTTACACTGAAATTAACTAAAGAATCTACTGTAGACTTAAAGGCTTGCTCATCAGCTTCAGCTTGCGCTTGTCTAGAT